GCTCTGAATTCGGCGGCGGTGTAAGAGCCGCCGCCGCCGTAGGGTCTTTATTTTCGTCCCCTTCTTTTTTGTCAAGCAAATTAACCGCACCCATAAAACGCATATTGGTAAGAGATAGGGCTACGCAAATGTCAGCCCAATCTTCCGGTACAAGATTATCCAGCACCGCTTCCGGCACGCCGGACAGAGAAGATAATAACGCCCGTGCATATCCCACGCTGTCAGGAGCGTGGCCGTCTGTCCGCAGAATATCTTTCAACAGCGGCGGCCTCAGTGTCAGCTCGCTATATTCAACTTCACCCTTTCTGATAGGAACGCGCAGGATAAATTTTTCACTTGCAAAGGGATCATTGTTACGCATAACGCCCCCTAGTTCAGCTTAGGACTTGTGGCGGAATTATAAGTGATGTTAATTTCCGCATCGCCTAATTCCCCCGGCTCGGTAACCCACGCGCGCGGCATCATGTACTGCTTGCCGCCGGTAGTCCAAATGGTCAGCGTGTCCTCGCCCTGTTCGCTGAACTCTTCCACGCCCAGTGCGCCTGTCGCGTTTAGTTTGAGCTTCAGCTCGGCGAATGTTTGTTTCTCAGTGTAGCCTGTGTTTTCCGGCACCTCGCCTGCGTGGGTTTCGCGTTTTTTCCCCGCAGGCTTAAAGGTGGAAGCGCCCTCCCTGAGGGGCAGCTCCCCAAGTGTCGACGAAATAACCCGGTGTACTCTTTCTAATCTCATTCTGTGTCCTCCTACTTAAATTGCAAAAGACCGGCGCCTATATAGAACTGGCCGATAAGGTTGGGCTGGTGTTTGTACTCAAGCCTTGTTTTACTGCCCCGCTTTATCTCGGTGATGATTGAATCGCGGTAGCCGTCAAAGTCCTGGCACCAGCGTTTGGTTTTGATAAAAACTTCGCTGTACAGTTCGCAAAGAAATGAGCGGAAAATCCCCGCAGTCATTACCTTCGCGCCTGATCCGAAGTTTTCTTCGGTGCTTGCAAGCTTCCACGTCCGGTACCGCTTGGCGGCCTCGGCGTTGATGTAGGTGCGTACTGCGTCCACCGTTTCGGGGACTTGAATATCAAGGAAGCTCGTGTCCCTGCCGCCGTCGATGTTTTCCGTGTAACTGGTAACCAGCCGCTCGATAAGCACGTTGCCGGAAGCGTCGGTGCGGTAGGTTGCAATGCCCGCCATCAAAAGCGCCTGCCGTGAATCAGCATCCGGTTCGCTGTCGGAGGCAAGCCCGGTAACGGTAAGCCCGTGGGTGTTAGCCGCAGGATCGTCGGCAAGGATGCGGCAAGCGATAGAGCACCAGCGGGCAGCCCACTCGCCCGGAAGCTGCGGGTTTTCCAAGCGTGGTACAAGCACGATGTGCGGATTGTTTACCGCCGCCGCTTTTGCAAGCGCCGCTTCCTTGCCGCCTGAAACGGCGATAAAGGCACGACCGCCGATTTGCTGCATTGCGGTAAATCGGTCGCTCAACTCATCGGCAAGAGCTGAGATGTTGTCAGCCTCGTCAAAATCCGAGACGATGTAGTTGTAACGAACACTGCCCAGCTTTTCAAACAAGGGTTTGATGATGGCGCTTTGCGCTCCCTTTGTTTCCGTCCCCTCGCTGACCTTTACCCCCGCCGCTTGGCTTTCGATGCTGACGCTGATTGCGTTGCCGCCTGCGCCGGGCACAGCCGCCTTTACGATAAACTTCCCACCCTCAAGGGCAACGGCTTCCACCGGCAGCCACAGCTCGCCGTTGATCCGTGCGATAATGGCGGCGGCGATTTTCTGGGCATCCGCTCCGGCAGCAACGGCGGCGGCGGCTATCCTCGCGCCGTTTACGGTGATTGCGACAGCTCCCTGCTGTGCGCCGGATGCGCTTACAGTAAACTCTTTGCGCCAGGGGGTTGCCGCCTGCGGAGCGTCCACCGGAAGCACCCAGCACTCCTCGACCCTGTTAAGAGAAAGGAAGGCGCGGGCTAAAAGCGCAGCGGGGCTTCCACCACCGAAAAGGGCGGCGGCTCTGAGATCAGAAAACACCCGCACGGGCGTTCCTGCCGGGGCAGTCCCTGCCACGCCTTTGCAGGCAATGATAAGCGCCCTTTTAATTTCGCCGACACTTCCGGCAAGGGAGTTGTCAACTTCCTGATATTGTCCGGGAACCAACAAGGCCGCCGGAATCTGCGTAAACGGTATAGGCATAGTTACTCCTTAAAGTTATATTGTTACCGACCCGACCTTTGTCGTGCCGTCAAAGTTCTCTATGTCATTAAGTTCATCAAGCGATCCGAGCGCAAAAGCCCGGTCGCCAAGAACCAATTCCCACTTGACCGCCCACAAGGTTACCGCTATCGCATCCAATGCGCCTGAATAAAGGCATTCAGCTTCGATAGGAATATCTTTTATGGCAAGATCGAAGTTGGCGTTTCTGATAACCGGAACGAGTGCGGAAATTATATTAAGCGCACCATCGTAAAGCTTATCTTCGTTCGATGCACGGTACAAAACCCAGCTTACAAAGGTGATGCTGTTGCCGCTTATCCCGTCGGCGGCCTTTACAAGGCTCGTAAGAATCGCCGGGGTGCGCTGTGCGTTTTGCTTAATTGTCTGTTCGGTAAAGTTGCCGCCGAACCCCTCTACTCTCATCTTTGGATAAAGGGGACGTATCCCCGCCTTTATCTGCTCGACTGCTTGGTCGCGGATTTCTAAATAACTCATCGCAGACCTCCTGCCAGATATGCTGTCGCTATCGCGGCGATCTCTTTTGCATCGCTAGGCGAAACGCCAAGATACGGACGCTCAGGAATTTTGCCCCTGCCGAACTGGTGGGTCGCCGCGTAAACTTTATTCGACCCTACAAGAACCGACATCGCCCCATCTTGAACATCGTGGGTAAGACTATCCAAAAGACCACCTTCAAAATTCAAAATTGAATGTGTGCTTTTCCTTTTGCGGGCGTAGTAGGCTTTTGTTTTTTCAGCAAGGGCTTTCCACGAATCCCCATCGGGGCTTTTTTGGGTTTGAAAACGCTCCTTAGTCTGTGTTTCCATTTCAACCCCGATACTTTGCAAAAGCCTCTGCCTATCGCTCGTATCCAAAGCGGCGGCGGCGAGCATCTTTCTTACTTCGTCTATTTCTCTCAGATCAAAACTTATTGATGCCGCTGCCATTAGAACACCTTCCCTTTTTTGAAAAACCTGTCGTCAGGAATTCCGCCCTGGCCAGAAACCACCACTTCCGATTCCTGAAAGCCCGGCCCCTCAAGTCCGCCCTGATGCTCACGGTTGATTTTTTCAAGCAGGGCAATACTTTCTTTGTACTTGTTCCGGGCGTTCTCGCTGCCGGAAACGGTGTCGGTAAGGCGGTCAAGGGCGATGTCCGCACAGACGGCTTCGAGAGCCGCGGCGAACTGCGCCTTAACCGGCCTGCCTATCTCCCCGTTTTTGTCCAGCAGCCACGGCAGGTGCGAAACGATAACGCCGCTGGCTTGGCGCAGGGCAGTTTGTATTCGTGCAGTATCCGGCTCACCGTTTTCCCCTTCCGGGAGAAGCGTTTGAGAGAACTGCATCGAAAGAAACTGCTCTACAGAAATCAGCGGCGTCATTTTGGTTACTCCTTAGCGCCCTTCGCTTCGACAAGCTCGACCCACTGGTCGTTTTTAAGCCGCTCCAACTGTGCGTCCGTTACCTCGTACGCTTGCGCTGTCTGCGTCAGCACAAGGCCTGCACAGCGGTAGTTGTGGTACTGCGTTTTGTGGCGCACCTGTACCGCTGTGGTTTTTTCAGCGCCGGCTTTCGCCCTTGCTTCTTGTTCAGCCTTTGCTTTTGCTTCGGCTTCAGCTTTTTCCTTTGCTTCTTGTTCAGCCTTCGCCTTTGCTTCGGCCTCAGCCTTTGCTTTTGCTTCGTCTTCCAGCTTTTTATCAGACATTGCCATTCCCCCTTAAAGATGCGGTACGACGAGAAGTTTCGCCGTCTTATAGTTCGGGTTCGACTCACCACTATTGATGAGTTCCTTTTTCAGAATCGCCCGCGCCGCCGCCTCGTTGGTCGGGTCAACAATCAAGTGAGTAGGAACGATGCCCGGCGGATCGCCGCCGTCCCGTTCAAAGGTCTGCATCGTAAGCCGCGCCTTCTCGTAGTTGGCGGCGCTCAGCTTGTCCTTCGATGCGACCGCCTGTTGCCAAAGCCCGTAACCCCAGCTTCCCCGGTATCGAATACCGTACAGGTACTTATCCTGCATAAAAACCTGGTCGTTCTTGGTGTCGGTAATCACGTCGAATTCCGGCTGGGTTCTCTGCTGGACGATGAAGGGTTTAAGACTGCCGGAAAGACACAGCAGAGCCCAGGGCTTTCCTGTCCCATTGCCTGAACCGATGATGTTGGATACGTCTTTTGCCGTGCCGGTTCCGTCTGTGTTCGGAAACACCGGATGATGCGCGTTAAAGAAAGGCTGCCCGTCATAGCAGAGGTTGGTAAAGCCGTCCGAGATAAGCTTGGCAAGATGGCGGTTCATAAACCGCGCGTACTCATCGGCCATCGACTTTGAAAGCACCCTGTACTGGCCAAGGTTATCGTCCTCGATGTCGGTCCTGTCAACGCCGAGGGTGGACTCCCACTTCTCGTTGAAAATCTGATAGGCAAATTCGGCGATGTCCCGGATTACCCTGTCGCCGACCCATTCCCGCATTTGCGGAAACGCGCCAAGCCACCCGTAAGTGTTGCTCGCCGTGCTCGATGGGATTATCGTAGCAAGCGCCTTCCACACGGGGTCTGCGTCAAGCTCGCCCATCCTCTTTTTGAACTCGTCTCTAAGGGCTGTTCTAAGCCCTTCTAATACTGCGTTGGTAATGATCATTTTTTGCCTCCTTTGATTTTTTGGAACTCTTCTGCGCTGTAGCCCATCGCTTTGGCAAGCCCCGCATCCTCGGCGTTAAGCGCAACCGTCTCCGTTGCCGCAGGCGAGCCATCGGGTGCCTGCGTTTCCGCGCTGATTACCTCGGGGCTTTTTTCAAAAACCTTTTTCAGCTTTTCGACATCCTCTTCGGTCGAGCAGAGAGCAAGGTACTCGTCCCGGCTCGCAGGGGCGATCTTCCGGTTCTTGATTGCCTCGTCCACCACCGCTTCGGTTTCCTTTTTCAGCCGCTCGGCGTTAAGGTTCGCCAACTGCTTCTCGGCAGATAGCGCCCTTGTTTCCATTGCGTTAAGGTCAGCCCGAGGTGCATAGACGGCAAGGTCTACCTTCAAGGTCTCCGGCGGCGGCGTTTGTTTCGCCGTGTTAAGCGCAATGGTCTGCGCGTTTTTTACGGCGGCAAGGACTTCATCATCGCTCGCCGTTTCGCTCAAGCCCATTGCTTGGCAAATTGCTTTTTTCATTCTTTCCTCCATACAAATATTTTTTTGCTCAGAATTGAGCGCAGGTAACTGTAGGTTTGGGGAATTGGTCAATGCGGCGCGAAGGACGGTCGTAATCTCGCCCTTGTCATCGTGCAGGAACACCGGAGATATAAAGCTGTACTCTTTGTTGAGCACCGCCTCTGCTCCCCGCTTTGTCCACTCCACATCAGCCTGTATCGAGCCGTTTGCTTCGGCGCGCAGGTTAGTTATCCAGCCCATCGCAGGGGATGCGCCGCCTTTGGGAGCTGACAAATCTGTCGCGTGGTTTTCGTCTATCACAAGACGCTGGATGCGCGCCATCGAGTTACGCGCTATCTTGCCGGGGTTATTGTTTTTCCACTTGCGCCCATCCCTGCCCTGAATCAAAGTCCCGGCGGGAATAAGTTCAATGCTCGAAGGGGGCGCAGTGCCCTCGAAATTAAGCGCCAAAAAAAGGCTGTCGGTAATTTCCATACCAACAGCCTACAAAAAAAACCGGCGATTTTACATTAAAAACTATTATTGTCTTCGGGCAGTTCAGCGAAGGGCAAATACGGCATCGACGGCTTTAGTTTTTCGCGCTGGCCAAGATACCAGAGATTGTAGGCTTGCGAAAAACTGACCCCGTACTCCCGTGCAAGGTCAGAAATTGTAACGTCGTTTTTTCCTGAGCGCTCAAAGATTTCTAAGGCGATGGTTTTCTTGAACGCCATCTTTTCCATAGGGATATAAACTTGCATATTGCCGTAGGCAGACATTATCTTTGCAAGAATAATTTCGGCATCAGCATCGCCGACCTCATCGGCGATAACGCCGCGCAGTTTTTCCGCCGCCTCCCCGTCTGCCATTCTGCGGGGGATGTACAACAGCAGCCCGCCGTGGTGGCGGCACAATGCCCTGATAGCTCTCTGCGCTGTCCGGGACGTTATCCGCCCACCCGTACACAAGAGAATTAAATCTTCTGCCAGCGAGCCTTTTAAGGCCTTAGCCCGTACTGCCATTAACCGCCTCTGAGGTATCAGGATCAAAGCCCGCCTGCGCCATCATATCCCGCAGCGCAAGGATCACCTTTTGCGCGCTCTGCTCGTCTAAAAAGCGCAGCGTTTTGACTTTGGCAATTCTGTAGACGAAGGCGGTAAGGGCTTTATCGCTCTTGTTACGGGCGCATTTTGCCCACATCCCTTTGATGTATTCAAGTTGCGCCAGAGTTGCCATACCCTTTTCCTCAGGCCGCACCCGGCGGGGTGCAAGGTCAAAACCGTTCTTTCGCATAACACGCAGAACTGATTCAAGCTGCCGGACATTCATATCCGCGCACGAAGTCTTACCGCAAACGCCATCGAGAAACGCGCGGTAGGCATCGTCGGTAAGCGCCATTTTTCCCTTGCCGATGTGGATTAGCTGGATAAGGCTTTTGCGCCTTTTGTCAGTGTTTGTTGACCTCATTTTATCCCCCCATAGACCCCGTCCGCCGTGGAGCGGACGGGGGTGTATCTTACTTTCCGAGTAATTTCTCAAACTCGGTTTTTTGTTTTGGTGAAAGCTTGTTTTTCGCCATGACTAAATCCACAGCAGAACGCACAAAATAATCGATGGATCCCAAGTTACGCACTTGGACATACGCCTCCAGTTCCCGCCATGCTCTTGTCTTGAAAGTGTAAGCCTTTTCGGAAACATCTAGTTGAAACCCCGTCAGCAGTTCTGCAAGTTTTATCCTTGCCATCAAGCTAGGTTTTATACCAAGCCTTTCGGATTCAGCTTTCATTGCATCGAACACCCTGTCTGGCAGTGTTATTTGTACTTGTTTCATTCGTTCCTCCCAATCTTTATTACGCACCCTACAGCGCGTTTACCACTTCCGCGTCTACCACCGCCGTGCCGAGT